GGTACCTTATGAGGATCTGATGCTAAAGCTTTTGTACTTATCATACACAATGAGATTAAAAAGGGGAGTGAATATACTCCCCTTTTAATTCAATAACAAGAACTATTATAGCTCAAAATCATTACTCACTGAAGATGAGGTAGTTACATTACCACCTAATTCAGAATCTCCAAATGAAGTAACAGTTTCAGAACGCTTCTTCTTCACATGCAGGTCAGAGTTAAACTTAATAAGCTTGCTCTTATCAGCAGGAGTGTTGCTGTTCTCATAAGCATAAAACCCTTTACCTGGTCTTACTACAAACAAATCATAGTTAGTATAACCATCTTTGTTTTGATACTCTTTACCACCAAGACACCAGTTAAGGAAGGTATCTTTAAATGGTGCATCTTTCTCAAACTGCTCAACCAAACTTTCAATAGTCTCGTGTTGATTATCTTGCTTGTCAAACCAAGCTAGACAATCTGCAGCCTTACATAAGTTTTGTACAGCGCGTAAGATATCATAATCACGGCTTACTTTAATACCAGTCTTGGTTGTACCATCTTGGTAAGCATACTCACTAAGACGCACACGACCTACTTGACCTTTGTGACGACCCAAAGACTCATCATCTTTGTTAATCCAAAAGCCTTCAAAGTCAGAACCTTGGTCCTCACCTTCTAAACTTAGTACCATGTTATAGGCATTCGCATCAAAGCGGCTTGCTTCTAATTTAATACCATTGATTTTTGCAGTTACATTTCCAGGTTGCAATGTTTTAGGTACTCCGCTACCAGCTGAGTCACCTCCGATGTTTTTTGTACTTATCATTTTTCTTAAGGTTAATCAATATAAATTTTATCCCAGTGAGTAATTACATCACCTTCTTCTGTTAGTTCTGATAGAACTATTTCCTCATCACGCAAGTGCTTTGGTCTAGCACCACAGGCAATCTCATCAGAAGTTTTAAAGCTTAAGATATTCTTCTTGCCTTTGCGATATAAATATCCAATAGAATCAGAGTTAGATGCGGTAATTCTTTTAAGCTTACCTGTAAGATCTAAGTCTAATGAATTAAACTCAGAGCCATTCTTCTCCAACACAGTATCTTTCACGTGTCCTACTAGTATAGTTCTAGGAGCCCAGGTTTGAATATAATTCACAACCTTTGTGAAAGCTTCTCTAAGATAAGGATAACCAGCACCATTAGGCAAACTAAGTATAGTGCTATACTTTGGCTTACCATCAGTTAACCAGTTCTTACCCATAGGGGTCTTCATATATAACTCCTCAGCGTATGGGATACACATCTCTTCTAATGCAGTGATTGTATCTACAGCTACGTAGCTATATGGATGACCAGCTTCTTTAATGGCTTTACCGATATGCTTAATCTCCTCAACAGAACTTGCTTCTATTTTTAGGGCATCAACATATTTAGAACCTTTCTCTAAATCTAATATAAGACAGTTATCTAGTTGAGATAACAATGTAGTCTTACCAGTTTTAGGCTTTGAAAAAATAATCAGGTTGCGGGGGCTACTAACCTCAGCCGCTACCTTTGCAGTAGGCAATTTGATTTCCATTACTTTACAATTTCATTTAACCACTTCTTTTGACTAACAGGTTTCTTTAACAAGATTGCTGCAAGATCTCTTATAGTAAGTTGATCTATAGGTGCATCTGTGTTAGGATCCATCATGTCCTTGAAGAACTCAACACTAAGTTGTTTAGCTGGTTCTTTTTTATCAGGAGCATTAACCTTAATCAATTCAGAAACGGGAACAAGATATCTTACTTGACCATTAGCCATTGGCTCAGTCTTTTCATACTCCTCTTCCCAGAACTGGTTATACTTCCACAACCATAATGTTCTCTCTGGATCCTCGCTCTCATATTCCTTGCTAGCGAATTCCATGTAGACATCCTGTTGCTTTTTCAATTCTCCAAGAAAGAAACTCACATGAGCCTCATCCTTACCTTTTGGGACATAAGCTAACTTAGGAATAAACAATGCATCAGATTTTCCAAGTGCATCAAGCAATGGCTGATGATGTTCTCTAAGCTTAGCAATCTTATCCCTTGTGTCTTCGGGTTTGTTTACTGTACTTATACTCATTTTAATGTTTTACGTTCTGCTTTTGGAGGCGTGTCCATTTCTGTGATACGCATCCTTTCAAATTCTGCTCTGAAAAAACTCATACGGTTATCACCATTACGGCATTTCAGAAAGTGTAAGACTAAAACTCTATCGTCCTCAATGATATATCTATCAGGACCATATTGTCTAATCTTTTGTTTACCTGGTCTGTTGATACCAATCAAAGTATCTGCGTGTTGCAATAGTGCATCTGCACCAAACAAGTCAGACTCTAAGATATAGTTACCATACTTACCATCTTCACTACGCTCAGGGCTATCAATACTTCTATTGAGTTGACTGAGAATAATAAAGGCAATTGGATATAATCTTTTAAGCTCTGTTAAAGCTTCACCAAGATTATATAGACTGTCATACTTGTCTTTCTCAAACGGTGCTTTCTTTAACAGGAGTGAGTGGTCCAAAGTAACAATAGTTTTTGTGTGTTGTTGCTTTCCATCATCTCCTTCAAAAGAGTGGTGATCCATATATGTATGTATAATCTCCTTGAACTCATTAACAGTTATAGGATTTTCTACTACATCAATAGGATACTTAACTCTTTTAACAGCATGCTGATAACAGATATTCAAGTCATCATCAGTTAGTTTGCCATCAGCACTACATAAGTACTTATAAGATTTACCAAGTACACTACTGTATTCTCTGATGGCACTTGTTCTTGCTAGCATCTCAAACTGAAACTCTAGCACACGGAAGCTCATACCCTGATTTAGTACAAATGCCTCACGTATTATCTGATCTTTAATCAGAGTTTTCCCGCTACCAGGTCGTCCACCTATAACAGTCATGGAGTGCCATTCCAGACCATCAGTTGTAGCATCATTAAACTTTTCCCAAGGAGTTTTCAGGCTTTTGATGTGGCCTTCTTTTCTACCCTTCATATAGTTCAGTGAGTCTAGGAAACCTTCTCGCTGACTATTCCAGGGAAGATTTACATCTTCTTTTTTCTTGGTCATTAAATTTAGGGATTATTCTGCTATTCTTTGTATAGCAGTAGCAACAAATATATAAAATCTAAATGTAAAAAGCAATAGGACTTCAATAAGAATGTACCTTAAAAAACTAACAGGTACAATCAAATTATTAATAACTGTCCATGCTATTACACTTAACAATATAGATGCTAATATTTGTAAAATTAACTTCTCAAATCCTCTTTGCGTCATACTACTTTGTCTGAGAAATGTGAACTCTCTGGCTCATCATCTCCGTTAATAATTATCTCACAGTAATTAGCAAGCTCAGAATCCCAGGACTTGTCCGTGTTCTGCTTGCGTATAAAGTATTGAGAGTTTTTCATATACATATAGTTGGTCTTCTCATATGCCTCAACATAATAAAATGTTGCACGTAGGATAGTGTCCCAGTCATACGTATAGTTCTTAAAGAACCACTTAAAAGATTCTTCAATGTTCTTCTTGTTTACCCTAGCAGGCTTACCACTAGGTAGTTTACCTTTAGGAAATATAGAAAGATACTCATCATAATACTGATCATTTACTGCTACAGGTTTTGTAATAACCTTTGATTCCACAGCAGCCAGAAGATCAACACCCTTAGATGTAACAAGATAAGAAGCATCTAGATATCCATTAGATACTAAAGATCTTAAGTCTAAATTAACCTTAGGTATATAAGATTTTTCTTTATAGTATACACACCACAGCACATAGAATGCATTAGGTGTAATGCCAGACTTGGCAAGTATATCATACGTTTCCTTCATGTTCTTGTTTATCTACATATTTAGCTACAGCATTTATTATCTGGTTTCTAAGAGTCATACACTTAGGATCATTGATAAACATAAGATCATTAATCTTATTAACACTATGATCAATAGTAGAATGGTTCTTAACTACCTTACCACCATACATATTATTCAATGAGGTATACATATAGTTATAACTATGTCCCATGTTAGAACCTATATGATAGGTTATCTGCCTTATCAAAGATACGCGATTAATTTTGTTTGTTAGATTAGTAGTAAAAGGTTTCTCCTTGTTATACAACTCCTCAACTATATTAACCAACTCTTCAAATGTTACAGTGCATGGTAGTATATTAGCCTCACCTTTTAAATCTGCATCAGTGATTGCAGTCATTTGAGCAAAGAACTTATTTACAGCAGCATTAATACTGGTGTTAAGATCTCTAACATAACTGTCAACATTCTGTTTCAGAATGCTCAATTCCTTCTTCTTCATAGGCTACTCTATAGTCACATAAATCAATATAATAGTTACGGCAACTTGCTATGTCATTAGCAATAATCTTAACTATTTCTTTTGCGCGGTCCATCTTGATATCAAATCTAGATAAGGCATCATAAAGACATTTGTCTCTAACTGTTATCTTACCTTTACCTTCTACCTCAAACCACATTTCTCCAAATCTAACATCAATAGATGCAGACACTTTTACTTTACCAGGATATTGGTTGTTGTCCATCTTGTTCTAAGTATTTGTTTATCTTATTCCACATGTCATTACAATCCCACTCTGATTCTTTGTTATAAGCAGCGCTAGCTGGATGGCTAACCATAATCTTATAGTTGTTATCAGGTATAAGATCCGCAAGTTCTTGCGCCTTCCTACCTAAAAAAACATAGATCAACCCAGGTTTCTCCCATATTAAACTATCTAGTACTTGTACTATAAAAGATTTCCATAGTAGTTGGTGACTACCAGGCTTACCTATTGTAGTAGTAAGTGCTGTGTTTAATAATAGGACACCTTGGTCAGCCCAGTTTCTAAGATCAGGTTGTCCAATATAATTAGGATCAACAGTAGCAATAATAGACTTGTGCATATATCTTAGTGAAGCTTCTATATTACCTGTATTACTACAGCTAAATGCAATACCGTCAGCAACACCAGCTTGCGGATAAGGATCCTGTCCGATAATTACAACGCGTGTGTTATCATAGGGACATACATCAAAGGCATTAAACATATCCTTCACCTTAGGAGTAAAGCGTTTATTATCCAATGCCTCTTTTAGCAGGGTCTCTAGGATATTATCCATTTCAGAACTCTTGACAAAAGTTCTAAGCTTATTTCCCCAGCCGGAGCTAGCCAGCTTATCTATTATTTTTTCTTTTACATCTTGTAGATTTACACTATCTAACATATCTTAGCAATAAATTTAGAGTTATGAGCCAGGATAGAACTGTTGATATTGAAGTAATTGATGAGACAGCTACAATCACAATTGATGTACCTGCTGGTCTTTATGCCCACATTAATAAGTTTATTATAGACAGTTTACCAAAAGATCCTGCATCATTGAAAGATCTTGTCACTAAAATTAATGACAAAGAAGTTGATGATACTGATCATGAGTACTTCAAATTCAAAGTTTTATTTGGCCTTTCTTATATAATTGAGGAGGCTGCTCGTAAGCAAGGTAAAATCAAAAAGAGTACCTTGAACATGGAAACAGGTGAACATGTTAATACAGAGAAAAACCCACAAGCTCCCCAATCTCAAGACTCGCCTGAATAGCCATACTTAATTCTTCCTTACTACATTCAGAAAATGACTTACAGTTAGTGTCAGTGCAAAGTCCTGCACGTAACTTAACTTGAAGTTTCATATCCTCAAATGAATCACCAGTATAGTTAGCAAGTTCTCTGATGTGCTTATGCACCTTACTTATTTGAGCATAGCTAGCATCTTCGGTCTGCACCTCATATGTAACTAATAACTTTTCTCCATCAGATAAACCTTTAATAAAGAGGCCAAGCTTAGCAGATCCTAGAGGATCCATCTTAAGCTCGCCATCTTTATAGGTTACCCGAATACTTACAGGTAGTTGGTCAGCCATTACTTATTTCTTTTAGGTCCAGGCTTTTTTGCTGTAATTTTATTCTTAGAACCTTTAGGTCTTCCAGGCCCACGCTTAGTAGTCTTAGATTTAGCAGCATATTTAAGATCTCTATGTGAGCTAAACAACTCCATGTATTTATCTAGTAAACGCATGTAAGAGCTATCTCCTGCATCAACTTCTTCTTTAAGATTTTTAATCTGCTTGTTTCTAATAGCTAAACCTGTAGCAATACCGCCAAGTAAGCCAGAGCCTGTTAATATAACAGCATCAATTAGTGTTACCATTTCTTTTTTCTTTTAAATAATTTTTAATTACTTCTAATACATCTTGCATCTCTGTATAATCCATATCGGTTAACAGCTCTGCAAATTCAGTTAGCCTGTTACATACATCAGGCATGTCTATTTGATCAGGTATATCCCAAAATGCTTTCAGTAGTCTACCGTGTTCCTTAACAACGGTATCGCTAAAGTTATTTAAAGCATACTTGGTTTTATGCCTATTAAACCACGTGATATGCATAGTCTCATCTGCTGCAAACACAGCCATCTGCAACCACACAACAAGATTAGCAATCTTGATTCTATCCTCTTCTTCTTTTGTTAATGACATAAATGTAATTTAGCTACTCCTTCTTCTACTGTAATATACTCTATTTTAAGACCTTGCCAGTCATATAGAAAATCTCCCATATCTGTACCACTCATGTCTTCACCATGCCATTCTGCTTGTGCAGTAATATATGGTCCACCACTAGGGTCTATCATAGAGAACTTATAGTTAGGCATGCCTACTTCACCTGGCCAACCACCTACACGGTAGCCATCAGCAAAACCAGTCATCTCTATTACATTATCCTTTTTCTCAAAAATAATTAAATCACCATAACGATTTCTATACTCTGTCTTCATATTAAAAAATATAACGTATTGTATTCCACGGTATCAGTATATCATGCAGTGCTTTAAACTGATTAACATACTCTCTCTTTAGCACATGCTTGTACCTAATATTCTTTTCACCATTACCAGATATCTTATCTTCCTGAATCTCAGGAGTCCATAGCATATCCTCGCCGGAGATATTATTCAGTAGGTTATACGCATGCTTCTTCTCGTTATGGGTAAGAAATATAACCTCGCACTTTACTTTATCCTTATTTGTAACATGCTCATCTACAAGCATAAACAAATCTCGGTAGTCATCTAGCCAAGTATCTGTTACAATTACAGGACTAAAGTTAATGTGAACCTCATAACCCTTATCTATAAACTTATCTATAGCCTCAATCCTTTCTATAATAGAACTGGTCTCGGGCTCTAGCACATCCGAATACTTCTGCGGCATAAGACTAAATCTAATTCTAATACCATGAAAAACATTAGGTAAATCATAGTTTACATACTTAGTAGCAAACGAGAATTTAAGATATGTTCTACCATATACAGTTCTAAAAATATGGTCCATGTCATAGTACTTAGCATGTAAAGCAAGATCTTCATTGCTACCTATATCATACGTTATATCATGATCATCAGTTTGGTTAGGCTTATTCTTATTATACCAAGGTGAGTAAACTATATCGGAGTAATGTTCAGTTATAGCGCGTAATACATCATCTACATTATCTGCCACCTGTACTCCCGTAGGACGGTGGCGCTTCATATAACAGTAACTACAGTTATAAAGACAACCGTGGCCAAAGCTAGGAGCAATGAAGTCCGTGCTTCGGCCAGATTCAGTAATCTTTAATTGTTTTCTAGTTACTTTCTTGATTAGACTTTTCTCTTTCAAGCTCACGTATTTTGCGGTTAACTAGTTCAACACAATCATCTATACCCTTGTATGGGTTAAGATAGGGAACTGTTTTATTATTACGCAGATTATCCATCTGCACTGTTAGTTCCTTTAATGTATTTACCAGGTTATGCATACCGCAGCCTCGTTAACAAGAAAGTATAAGCTACCATCAATGTCAATAATCTCAGAGTTAGCTAATGCATTACCTACATATACCAAATCTCCTGGTTGTACATTAGTACAATCAGATCCAGTAGCATGTACCTTAAGCTTAGTCCAGCTCTTCATCCATTCTTGTTCCATAGCTGCTTCAGCTTCTTCTGACAAGAGTACCTGAGACTCAGGTTTCATAGGCTTCTCAATGAGAATTCTTTTTCCGTGCAATTTCATAATTGGTTTTTTAGTTTAACAAATATACAACACATTTAGTTTAGTTCCTCATCCGTAGGATCAGTAGTTGTACCTATTGTATTAGGATCTACATATACTGTATCTTTAGGAATAGCTACCGCTTTAAACATTTGGTAGTCCTCACGTTCTAGCGGGACATCTTTCCAGGCTAGATACATACCAATTGTACCTGCACAATCTAGCAATAATAAAAAGGCTATAGCCCATAGGATAT